CTTCCACACTTCGGGTAAGAACCATCTTTTCGCTTGTTCGCAATATCGACCCAGTTTTGTTTGACCCATTCTCTAAGTCCCCCACCTTTGGAGTAGTAAGTTCTCATTACGAGTTCTTTCCAACAGCGTCCTTATTCATTCCTCTGATACAGATTCCGCCACCTTTGTACATGGCACGAGATTGAGTCATCATTCCGCCACCCATAGCTTTTTTTCTTTTCTTTTTACCACCGGGTTTAATTTTACCACTGCAAACAGCTGATGCATACATGTTTGCATATGCCGAAGGATAGACCGAAAATTTTCGCTTCGCTGCAGCTTTACCTCTAGGACATAGTTTTGCCATTATACAAACCTCTTTTTATTTTTTTTCTTAACAGCTTTCTCCATTGGAGACTTAGATTTTTTAGCCATCATTTTTTTCTTTTTATCTTTTGGTTTTGGTATTACACCTTTAGCCATTAGAATATCTTTTTTTGTGATTTGACCATCACCAGAGTGATCAGGAAACGTTCCACGTTTTAAACCAACTCTTCCACCTTTGTTAAATTTTCTTCCTTTAGCAGCCTTAAATATTTCTTCTGATTTTTTATTTCTTTTTTTAACGCTTTCTTTTGTAACATTTGCTTTAAGAGGATCAAAAGTAAAATTATAGTCACCTTTTCCTTTATTTGCTTCATCCATTTCAAATTGAGTTTGTTTTAATCTAGTTTCAGATGCTCTTCTTTTTCCAATTGCAAGTTTTAAATCACGTGTTGCTTTTGATAATCTGTCTTGAGGAACATTTGCTGGAATGTTTGTGATACGTTTTCCAATATTTGTTTCTTTTGTAAGAGCTTTTTTAATAGGTTCAAAGAAAGCTTTTTTTGCTGTGTTATATAATTTAGACATTATTTTTTTCCTCCGCCGTTTCTAAAAATCTGTGTGCCCTTTATACCATAAATACTCGCCACTACAAGGATCCATAAATTCGTGAACCAGCTGGGCAGTTGTGAGAACATTTCAAAGAATAATTTTACTTTATCCATTGCTTCAGGATCCTCACTTATCACCGACCACGCCAAAACAGCGATTGGCGCAGACAAGATAATGAGTACCGCCTCGTCTTTCCAGTCTGATTGTCTAGCTTCTAGCAGTTTGCCCTGGTAAGCTTCCTCACCACGAGCTTGTCGTTCAGCATGCAGCAACTGTGCATCTGACATTGCCATTTTTGCCTTCTGCTTGTTAGCGTAAATTTTACTTCCAGCAGAAACGGCTAATTTTATCGCCGACAACCACATAATTAGTACGCTTTAGAGTTTCTTTTCTTTTCTGCTAACATTCTTTTCTGACCGCCAACTGGCATTTCAGGTTTTCCTGTAGCAATATAGTTAAAAGCACCATCTGCAGTAGTTTTAGATCTAGGATCTACCTCAATACTCTGTTCAGCAACTTTAACTTCTTTAATTTTATCAAGTTTTTGCATTTTTTGCTCCTTTTATTAATTATCGTCTATCATAACTTGTGCTTTTTGTACACCAGTCTTTGCAAGGCTTACTCCAGCACGTAATTTAGCTAAATCTTCGTTCTGATCCATCTTATCTTCAGCTATTTCTTGTGCTTGCATTAATTTTGCTCTGTTTAAATCGTTTTGAGCTTCGTCTTGTTTCATTTTTCGCTCGTTTTCCATCGCTCTAAGGTCAACTTCACGCGATTTTAATTTTAATAACGGGTCAGAATCAAATTGAGAAGTAATTTTATTCTCTTCTTTCATAAATTCTTCTGTCATTTCAGCAATTAGCACTGCTTTTCTAGCTTCAACTTGATTTGTAAGCATTTGTAACTGTTGTTGAACCTGTGGATCCATAGCAGCCATCTGTTGCATCTGTTGCATTTGCATTAATTGCTCTCTAAACTCTAATTGAACTTGTTCTTGAGCCATAATTGAAATGTGTTCTAAAATATTTTTCTGTATCGCAGCCATAACCATAGGATTATTTCTTACCATGTTAGTCGACATAAAATTTAAATGCGCTGTAATGTGTGCTCTATGATCTTGACCAGGAAAAGCTTGAAAAGGTTTACCAGCTAAAGCGTTAATATGTTCCATACTTGGGTCCATCGGTGCGTTTGGTGCTGGTGGTGGTAAAACAGCATCAACATCTTTTACACCAATTGCATTATACATGTTTCTGTAGATTTGATACATGTTGTGTAGTTGTGGATTAGATGATGCTATCTGTAATTGTGTTTGTGCAAGTGTAATTCTTTGTGACATGGAAAATATATTTGGATCTGCAACAGGCACAACATCTACTCTATCATCAAAATCAGACTGTTTAATATTTCTTGCACCACCTACAACATCATAAGGATATTCTGGTGGTAGATATTGTGAAACTATTTTCGAAAGTAATTTAAATTCTTCTTTCATAGCTGCATAACATCTTTTGTGTATTGCAGACATAACTCTTGAACCACGTTCTAGTAATGCAACAGTTGTACCTACAGCTGCTGCTTGGTTACCGTCGCCCACTTGCATATCAGCAATAGCCGCGAATCTTTGACCAGCCTGAACAACCACACCAAGTAATTGTAATAATGTAGGACTTGGTTCTTTGTATGGTAATGGAAAGAACGCATCACGTAAACTACCACCTGGTGCATCCACATCTTTAAATTCACCTGGTTGTATTGGAGCTGCTTCATCTCTAACTCTAACACCTCTTTGTTTAAATCCTGCTGGCAGGTTTGCTAATGTTCCTGCATCTAGCAATTGACGGAGAGCCGCCGTTGCCGTACGGCTCAATCCGCCAATCATATGAATGAGTCCAAAGCCATAAAACCCAAGTCCTGGCAGAAATTTGAAATGGACAAAATATTGGATTTTATTTTTCTTTAGATCATCGGGCGCATAGTTCCTTCTAATAGAAAGAACTGTTCGGTTGCCTTCTTCTACAGTTACTATGTAGGGCAATTTTATTCCTGTTGGTTCACCATCAGAACCAACTTCTTCAAAACCTTCTAAATCTAAATTTACATGACACTCTAACAAAGTATATACAGGTTCTTGTTTTCCTGTTTTTTTAGTGCCGTCTAATTGTTTTTCTTTTTTCTCTAATTCGTTATTTGAATCTGTACCAGGAGGTCCTAGCTCTACATCTCTGTAGAAGCCATTGACCTGCTGTTTTCTTAGTTCATTCTCTGAAATTTTAACAGTGTGAATTAAAGCCTCCGCATCATCTAATGAGGTAGCTGTATACGGAACAATTAATTCATCTGCCGGTACAAACTTTGATACTGCTCTTCCAAGAGCTGTATCATAGTAAACTTTTTTAAAAGTAGAACCCGCTAGTGGTAAATGAAATAACATAGAATCAAACTCTGCTTCGTATTCTTTCATTTGATCCATAATTAAATAATTCATAAAATCTTTTACACGTTGTGATTGTTGTTCAGTTTGTGGATTTCTAAGACCAATAATTTGTGTTCTTACTGGTCCATCGCTTGGTAATAATTCTTTGTATGCTTGTGCTTGAAACTGTGTGACTGCTTCTGCTAAAACTGGGTGTGTTGCACCTGATGCTCCCTGAAACGGTTCTGTTCTATTTTCATATTTAAAACCTAAAAGATCTAAACCTGTTGTATAAGATTGTTCCCAATCTTTTCTTGAAGTTTTATAATCCATGTAGTTTTGAACCATTTCATTACCAATTGGTTCTAAAACATCGTCAGGTAAAATATCTGCTAAGTTATCAAAATGATTTTCTGTTCCAGGTATATTAATTGCACCTGGTTCAAAATCGATTGTTGCACCACCGTCTTCTTCTGGTACGACTTCTACGGGTCCTTTTGGATCTTGTTCTTCTTCCTGAACGGCTACTTCTTGCAACTCTTCATCTGAAGGTATCTCAAGTTTAGTACGAGTGTTCGGGAGTCCTTTATCTATTTCTGCCATTTATTACTCCTATATGTTCTTAACACGTTTTAATATGCCTGGCAACCCATGAGGTGTGGGTCCAGATTCTGGTGGTGGTCCTGACTTATCACCACCTGATAAACCACCATCTGCAAAACCAGATGTAAAACCCCCTGCTCTTTGAATTGGTGAAAAAAGTGCAGGGTTTGCATCTTCTAATGCCATATCAAAATATCTAGATCTTAACTCATCCATTTTTTCTCTGGATCTTGGACCTTGTATGAATTTTCCATAAATATTTTTAGCAACAGCACGTGCTTGATCTGCAGCTGCTAATCCTTCCAACGCTTGTTTTTGAGCTGCAGCTTGTTCAAAAATTTCTTGAGTTTCTGGTTTTTGAAATTTACCCTCAAAAAGATCTAAAACATTTCTATCTCTTGTTCTATAAATATCTTGTATGTCCATAGCTATATCACTAGCTTCTTTTTTTCTTTTATCTCTAACATCTGGAATACTTAAAAAAGGTTTATCAAATTTAAAACCACCAACGCCTGGTATTTCTCTTTCTTCTTTATCTACAGCGGCTGGATAAAGTTTTTTTGATTGCTCTACTTTTTGATCAGCTATAAATTTTCTTTGTTTTAAATCGTCAAGTGTGTTTACATCTTCAACCATTCTGTCAAACATCAAACCTTTTCCTATTTCTTGATCCGACACACCTAAATTTTTTAATCTCTCTACAAATAATTTTTTTG